TTGCTTCATTTGAGTTGCGGCTTCGATGTGATCACCATCCTTTATAGCTTGTATCATTTACTTAAATTTGCAAAATCTTGGATAGCCGAGATTAAACATCATATTGCAACATATTAATCTTACTTCTTCATTCATGGAATCCCAATCATCAAATACTTTTCTACAGTCATCAAGTGTAACTTGTATGTCTTGATCAAACCATATAGCAACTCTTTCTTTACTAATGATTGTACCTACAGGTTTACCATGCTCTGGATCAGACTCTTTAAGCAAATGACCTACCCCGGCTGTGGCTAATCCTAAATGATCCAAGTAAATATGGTACTTACAGCCCTCATCAATCTCTAATTCTGCACGTAATCTATCTGTAAATAATTCCACTATTTTCTCCCACTAATTGCACTAAAACCAAAATATGCCCCTACTAAGCCACACATACTTATATATTGTGTCATGAGGATACTCTCTGCTTCTGATAGCCTGTCTGGGAAAGCTAAAGTCAGTATAGTTGTAATACCCATAAGTATAATTAAAACCCAAGCCATTCTCCTTTTATTTGTTTGATATGCTATTTTATCAGGAATTAAATCATCGTTTCCACAGTCACAAGAACCATCACAAACATCACAAGCCATTAGTCATTCTCCTGATAAAGATTATTAAATGTTACGTGTGGATCTAAATAACTTTCGTGCTGTTCGGCTGAATGTGTCCATTGTGATGGTGCAAAATCTGGAGCACCTTCACCTGTTCTCCATAAGGCAGGACTTGTTGCACGAACTCTATTGTTTGGTAATGCAACTAAATTGCCTGTCCATTCTCCTGCATCTGTAAGATATAACACATGACTTTGTTTGTGTTGTGCAGGATCGTCAGCTATATCACTATCTGTATAGTCCACAGTGAATAAGTATTTACCTTTGTAAAACTCATTATCTATTTTACATAACCACGGACTAGAACTTACTCTATCCATCACGATAACATTGTGATGTCTTGATTCACAATCCCACGGTTGTGCTAAATGATCTTGCATGGGTGTGGGCCATTCATCTACAGGAATGTCAGCTACCAAAGCTTGTATTGGCATCCTAGCCCACATTGCTCCCCCATGTATATTTTCCATACCATCTTCTAAATCTGATTCACATCCTGTAAATACAACTTGAAAACTTAGTGATCGGTCTGGGATAGTATTTACTGCAATAACCATAGCGTGTAAAAATTCGCCATGGTATCTTTGATGATTGCAAGTAAACTCTCTACGTACCCAACAATGAAAATGGGGTACGTTACTTATAAGATATGACACTAATTATCTCTTGCCACCTCTAGCCATTGCTTTAGATTTTTTACCACCTTTAGCCATAGCTTTGGATTTCTTACCACCATACATCATCTTTGTCTTAGTGCCATTCTTACCTTTAATTTTAGCTATGCCTTTTGCAATGCCACCTTTAGCCATAGCTTTAGATTTCTTACCACCTTTAGCCATAGCTTTAGATTTCTTACCACCTTTAGCCATAGCTTTAGATTTCTTACCACCTTTAGCCATTGCTTTTGCCTTTTTCATTCCAGCCATTATTTACTCCTCATATTTTTAAATTTATCTATTCCCTTTATCCCTAACCCAGCAGAAACTGTCAAGAATAAAAGATACGTATACCACTCTGGTAACTCATTAAGTCGTTGAAATCCATTTTTAACCACATCTTCCATGCCGGGGATGAAGACTAAAATTGTTGGAATCAATACTACGATTGTGATTACTTCATCTTTCCACGAGTTTTGAGTACCCTGTGCCATTATTATTTCCCACTTTGAATCATGAGTTGCTGCAGTTTTCATAATCTCAGCTTCTGCTGCAGCTTTGGTTTGTGCTAACGTTGCTTTAGCTTTCTGTTTCTCTATCTGTCCTTGCATGAATGATCCTGCAAGTTCACTAATCGGTCCTATCAATGCTTGAAACATTACGTATTTTTCCCTGTTGGTTCACCTATGTATACGCAGGTGCTATATCCATTTAAGTATTGAGGATCTTGTATTATACTGGATCTTACTTTTGCTACATACTGGTAGCAGTTATCTGATGATGTAAAAGGGAAATTAACCATTGGAAAATTTACCCATGTTGATGTTTCACCTAATGCCCATAAAATTGTTATTACTGGAATCCACATTATGCTTTCTTCTTTCTTCTTCGTCTACCTGAAGCTGTAACAGACCACTTAACTGCTTTAGGTCCTGTTTTTTTACGAGCTTCTGCTTTAGTTATCTTTTTTGCTACAGATTTAGGGCGACACGCAGGATATGGTCTTTTCTTTTTTTCTTTACCAGATCTACCACATTTCTTGCCAGTTTTAACATCTCGCCAATCTTCTTTAAACCATTTTGTTAATCCACCTTTTGGTTTAGCCATTATGCGTAAGTTCCACCCCTTTTCTTATAGGTACGCACTAACCAAGCATTTGCATATGCTGATGGATATACTTTAAATTTACGTTTTGCTTCAGCTTTAACTTTTGCATAAAGAGCTTTGTTTTTAGGGGTAGCACCTTTTTTCTTTGTAGATTTTTTCTTGCCACCTTTTTTCATCATTTTAAAGTCAGCACCACTAAGTACACCATCTTTATTTTTATCTAATTTTTTTTGTCCACCAATTAATTTTTTAGCCATTTAACATTTCCACCTTCTTCTAGCTTGTCTCAATCTGCTGTTAGGGTTTTTAGCTGCCTTAGGAAACTTTTTCATTTGTCCTGCAGATCTAGCACAATATGATTTCCTACGCTTTGCATCCTTACTTCCCTTTTTAACTTTGCCTGTAACGGCTGTTTTAAGTTTACTTCCGGGATTATCTCTTCGGTATTTTGCAACACCTTTCTTAGTCATTCCAGCACCTGACTTTGTAGCTCGCTTGTGTCCACCTTTTATAGTGTGACCCTTCATATCGCCTTTTTTAGATGCCATTATTTATTCTCTTTCTTTGGGATACAATATGCTTTAATATATATTTTATCCCCTGCAACTCTTTGATGGTTGTTTTGGTTTTGTACTTTATTAGAATATTCTAAACAAGTATCTAAGTCTTTAAAATATATTTCTTCTTTTACATCTGTTCCTATTAAAAATACTATTAGAACCCAGATCATAATATGAAGGGCAAGTTGCCCTGCACCTCATAATCAATGTTATTAAGTACCAGTTGTAACACTAGCAGTTTGTTTAGGTCCTGTGCCAATATCACAAAGGATGGCAATAACCCTAAATCTACCTGCAGTACAACCTGCACCCAAAGCTTTAACTTGAATAGCATCAGCCGCAATAACTGTGTTAATACCAGCTGCTTTCATGTTAAATTGTACGATGTTGTCGGCATTACCCTCACCACCATCTACAAAGGCATCAATGTCGGTGCTAAGACCCACATCGTAGGTTAAACCTGACCCACCTGCTTCTAAGACATCGAGACATCCTCCGATAACAATTGTGTTATCAGGAACATCAATCATTTGTACGATGTCATTAGCTGATAGATTTTGGTCAGCCGCATCAAAGATTCTTGACTGAACCATGTACGGTCTTGGGGCATTTCCGGGGTGTCCAACTGTTCCACCACCCGGTATGGTGTGATCATATGTAGTCATATTCTACCTCCCTTAATCTAAGCTAACAACAGCACGACACATTGCTTCAGGTCTGAGTACTTTTCGACCAAACACATGAAGTCCTCTAACTACGTCAGAGAAACTTTCTGTTGATCGAACTACTTCAGTCTTTGCAATATGAGATGCAGTAGCAGTTGAAGACATATGTCCAGCTAATAGGATGTTTTCAGAACCATCAGTAGCAAGACCTGATACTGTTACCTCATCAGTACCTGCAGTTGAATTTAATGCTGTAGTCTTGTAGCATGAAAATCCTGCAATGTTACCAAGAGACACAAGACCATTTCTTAATGGTGATGTCTGATCGCCTGTTACCTGAACTTCGGCAAATTTTGCACCTGCTGAGAATAGATGCTTATAGAATAATGGTGGTGCGACAAACCATCTGTTTTCTTCTGGAACAGATTGATCGTCTAATGAACTTGCCATTATAAGCATTGTATTTACAGCAGTATCTCCCGGAGTAGTTGCACCACCAATATCAAGAGCAGTACCTAATGTACCGATACCTGAAATCTGTTTTGTAGTTGCACCTGATTCTCCAGTTAGACCTGCGTTGGTTGCCATTAAATCTAAAACATTTGCATCATACTTTCTTTTGAGAGAGTATGCACCAGATGATGTTGCTAATGCTTCAAAGTTAACGTGTGACTGACGTTCTTCGATATCGTCAATCTTAAACGCAAATGCGTTTGCTTGGTCAACGACCATAGTGATCTGGTCATCTGCCAAGTCTTGAGTATTAACTACAGAACCTCTTGTGTATGAGGATACTGTAATTGTCGGTTCTTTGATAATATTAACCGTATCGCCAAAGTTCTCAATTTCACCAGCATAGTCTGTATTAGTTATATCTTCTACAACCGATGCTCTGCGAAAGAATTTAAGAACTTTTTGGCTAAAAATAGACGGTGTAAAATTACCACTGGGCAGGTTTGCATAACCTGCAGCTGTATTAAAAGCCATCGCTTTTCTCCTTAAAAGTTGTTAAAATTAGGAATTAAAATCAATACGACCTTCTGCTCTAGCTAAGTCAATATCTTTTTCAAAACGTTCAAACTCTGGTCCTTTGAGCCTAGAAATTTCAGAAGCTTTCCATATGCGTTTGCCACCATTGGGATTAACGTTTACTTCCCTTGCTTGTGCAGGGGTTATCGCTGATGCCGCTGTTGGCTTTGTTGCTCTTGGTTTTTTACCTATGCCAGCATCTACTTTGTAAAGGTCTATAACTCTAGATGCCCATAACGCATCTGTGTTGTTTTTATAGATACCATCTGCAAGAGATGCAGGTTGAGTTTCCAACCAATCTAGAAATTTTTTGTCTTTTCTAATCTCATCAAAATCAGGGTGTTTCCTTAGAAGTTCTTCGTAAGCTTTCTGAACAACCAAATTCCTTTCACGTTCACGAATTGTTTCCAACTCTTTATGAAGATCTTTTGATTTTTCTTCAGCTTGTTGATGGGCAACAGTTTGTACAACTGCATACACATCTGGATACTCAGTCTTAAATTGCTCCAATTCTTCTGGAGTTTTAGGCATTTGAACATTCGTATTTTGAGCTACGGAGTTCTTTATAGCGTTTTCTAATTCGCTTTTTTCAGATTTCCATGTATCAAGTTTTTGGTCATAATGCTTTTTAAGGTCATCATATCTTTTTTTAAAGTCAACTTCTTCAGATTGTTTTGACTCAACGAAACTTGTATTCTGTTGCACCGTAGCTGCTTCTTCTGCAGGGGATGCTTCTACTTCCTGTTCATCATCGTCATCTTTGTAAACGTCTTTACGATATGCATTTCTGTACAGGTTTTCGTCATTTATAGTTCCAAAGGAATCATTGTGTTTATTAGCTCTGTGGCCGCTTGGTTTCTTTGCCATGATAATTCTCCTTCTAGCAGTGCCACATGGCTTGGGGTGGCTGCTCGGTAATGTAGGGCTGCTTTATTGCAGGTAGCTACGTTTTTTAGTTCCTCATTCCTGTTTGAGGTTTAACTCCCTGTCCAAGTATATTCCCTAAAAATGTTTTTTGGGATAACCCTTCAGGTTCAGGAAGAGGTTCTAATCTCTCTTTAAACTGAGACATCTTATTAGCTTCTGCTTTTGCTAATTGATCTGATGCTCGTTTTTTTGTTTCTACAGATCTTAAAAAAGATTCATCTTGATATTCTAATTCTGGTATTTCTGAGGGTCGCATATGTACATGTCTTGCTGTAGGACCTTCAATAGTATCTGTTAATAAATATTCGCCAGCTTCTACTTTTTTATCAAATATTTCCATTGACTCACCAGTGGGGCTTATACTAGAATCTTCTGGATTAAAAAAGAATAACGACCCTTTAGTAAAATCTTTTTTATTGCCATTTAATATCTGTTCTGCTGTTACTTTTAACTCATTAAATTTTTTAATACTACTAGCTTTAGATAACATATCAGATAACTGTACTCTAAAATCCCATTCATTTTTATTTGGGTCAGCACCTCTTATTTCAAATCCACTAAACTCATATGCTCCACGACCAGTTTTACTTGTAATTACATCTTTTATAGTTTTTACACCTTTAAAATTTTTATAATTAGATTTAGCTCTATTATTTGCAACATGCATTACGGCTTCCATACCTTTATCTCCCAAAGTACTGCCCTCTACTATCGCAAGTAATGCTAACGCTTCTGTGTCATTTAACTTATTTAAATTTTGATCTATAACTTTTCTTGATGCTGGAAGATCAGAAAAACGAGTTTTTATATCATTATAAAAATTATATATAACACGTGGATTATTTAAAGGTGTGCTTATATCCCCACCACTTGCATATCCATCTAAAAATCCACCTGATGCTGCAACTCGTCTGTCAACTTCTGGTTTGCCTTGATTGTTAAATTGATTTAACGCATCATATCCTATAGTTTCAGCAAGAGGTTTTTTAACAAGAAACTCACCTTTTGATGCTAACACATCTCCAGATTCATCCATACCAACTCCTGAAATATCTCCAACTTCAACACCTTTTTCTCGTGCTTTTTGTATTCCTTGAGATATAATTTGATTAAACATCTGTGGATCTCTTTCAATTGCTGCAGCGTTAATCATAAAATCACCATCATCAGCATCTACTGGGTAATCATCTGCTACAGTCTGTGCATCTGTTACTTGATCTGGGTTCATTCCACCTATAAAACCACCAGTGTTAAAGTCTCCAAATGTGTAATCTTCTTCAGGTTCTGGGGTGTAATCTTCTTCATTATCTTCTTCTTTTCCTACAGATAAATTAGTATCGGAAATTCCTTCGTCAACTGTAGGTTGATCATCTTTATCTGAATCTGCATACTCATCTAGTCCCCCTGATCCATAATATACAGCATCTTCAGCATATCCTGAATCTTTATCTTCTTTATCTTTTTCAAATTGTTCTTGTTCTTTTTTAAATTCTGTTTTAAATACTGATTTAAATTCTGCCCTATCTCGTTCTACATTTTTTATTTCGTTTCTGCGATCTTGTGAATTTTTTTCTAACAAAGCTATAAATTCATTTTTAGAAGCCTGTCGTGTCATGTTAAAGACTTTATCACCATACACAAAAACGTCAGGAAGATTGCCCATTAAAGTTTTTGTTGGTAGTTTGTTTCCAAACAAATTCATTTCACCAACCTTTAAAGAAACACTAACAAATCCACTTGATGGACTCCAAACTTGTCCTGCTCCACCAACTCCTTCTTCCATAAGTCTTTTTATATTTGCAGCATGGGCTTTTTCACTGGCTGCTGTGTAAGCAGGAAATAAAGATGTTAACATGTTGCCATCTGAAGCAACTCCAGATACAAACTTACTTATATTTGGAGATTGTCCCTTTAACCCTGTTGGAAAATCTGGTATTTGTAATTTTACTGGTTGCCCTTGAATTGAATACTTGCCAGCTAATTGATCTGATAATGTTAACTCTTGGCTTTGAGCTATATCTTCACGAGATCTTTCTTCTCTTTCTTCACGTTGATACGGTATAGGTTGAGGAGTAGGAGTGGGAGTAGGTTTAGGATTATCTACATTATATTCTAAATTTTGTAATATAGATTTATATTGATCTAAATAAAGACCCTTAAAAAATCTATGAAAGAAACTATAGTTTCCAGAAAATTTACTCGGAATATTATTCATCATTGTACATTATCCTTTAATTTTTGTACTGCCATGTAATCACTCTTCAACCCCTTGAGGGTTTCCAGTAAACGAAGCTTCCCCTGCAGCTGGCGTAGCTCCGACTCCAGTGGGGCTGCCATCAACGCTTGCACCGTCATTTCTGTTAGGTGCTGAAGGTGTTCCTCCAGAGCCACCCATGCCTGTTGGTTGTTGACCAGTGGGCTGAGACTGCTGGCTTGCTTCTTGTTGAGCATTTTGTAATCCTCTTAATAGTTCTGCATATAGTTTTGCTTCATTTAAATTATTTACTAAGCTATCAGGATCAATATCCTGTGCTATAGCTAGTTCTCTCATTAAGTTTGGCAACTTAATAAATGGTGCTAACATTGGGTTTGATACAGTCTGTAATAACGCTGTCAATCTTTGACTTCGTACTTCTTTTTGCATTATTGAATTTGTACCACCGGGCTTTATCTCTAAGTCACCTTCTATCTCAGGTGTTGACTCATTAAACTGCATGTTCCATTGAAAGTATGCTTCACCCAATGGCTTGAGCATATAATCATCAATATTTTTTATAACAGTCTTCATTGATAAGTTTGCCCCACCCATCAACATAGATAATCCTGCAGCAGTCCTTCCTGTTCCTGTTACACCTGTTTGTCCGTGTAGTATAGAAGGTATACCAGTTTGTTCGTCAGCTAACTGTCGGCTTATTTGGTACATCTGCAAGTTTTCTGGTGCTGTGTTTGGAAACTTTAACCCATTGATTGCTGTTCCTGTTACACCAGATTGTCTTCTAAATATTTTGCCCGGAAACACATCCATGTTTTGTCCGGGAACTAAGCTTGCTTCATCTACATCAAATACAAGATTACCTGCTAGTGCTAAGTTATCAATAGCCATTCTTACATGACCATTCATTAACATCTGTGAGTCTTCCATGTTTTCTGCAACTCCAATACCAAACATCTGGTAAGGATTTACTTCGTATGGGACAACTTGATATGGTATTCGTGCAGGTGTAAACGGATTTAACACACATCGTAAGACCATACCATTACAGATCCAAGCATTTATTTGTACTTGTTCAAGATCAGACATTGAGTTAGCTACATCAAGACCTGTTGCTCTAGCAAGTTGAGCATCTAGAACACCCCAGTATTCTAATACTTCAAAACGATTTTCTTTGTAATTTGCTTCTGTCTCATCTTCTCGTATTGTATCTTCGTAATACTTATCTTCATAATTAGGACCTTTAGCTACGCAATTTTCAATTGCTGTTGCATCAAAGAATG